CTTGAAAATCAAAAGCAACATCAGAAGTATCAACCACATTAAATGTAGCCTTAAAATCTGCTCCCGTATAAAGTGCTAAATTAGCAGCATATGGGACTCCTGCATTTGGATCAAATGTCAGATTTTTACTTGCCATTGACTAATTCCTTGAGTAGAGATTTGATTTCACCAATTTCACCTTTTAAACTAGCAAGATCGTGTTCCATAGATTCGACTCTTTCGTTTCGTGATAATTTTGCTTTTCTACCAGCAGTATAATGAGTATAATCTAAAGAATTCACATTTATTATGGCATTTGTTTTAGGATCTCTTGCAAGATCCTGATGCCCTTCAATATTGTAATGATCCATATTATGCTAGTGCCATGACTCTTAGATCTTTAACTCTAGGAACATAACACTGATCAGAAGATATTAATAGAATTTTAATTCTATAATATCTAAATGCTGGAAGATCATCTGCAGTAAAGGTATAATCACTAAATTGTACAGAATCACCAAAACCATATTGATTGGTCTTAGGAACAAATGAATCAGACTGACCATTATTATTTGCAGAATTTATTACTTGTCCTTTGCTATTAATATTCTCGAATCCTGGGAAAGGAGTAAAGATTGGTTGGAAACCAGTTCTATCACCAATAGCATAGAAACATCTAATATCAGAATCAGCATGAATATGTCCACCTAATAATATCTTAATAGAAGTAGCAGCATTTTCAAGAGATATCTCCTTAGTAATATATTGACATCCCGTAGGATCCTCATTCATAGTTTTTACCCTACTATCAGTAGCATAATTACTAACTACATCATTAACCCTATTATTTGTAAGGATTGTGCTGACTCTTTGAGCATCAAGAACAGGAGATAATCTAGGATCAGTTGTTATGAGAGTTAATCTCATCTGCATAGATTTATTTCCTTCAAAATTATCTAATCTATCATCTTCATTTACCTTTGAGTAAACTGCTCTAGGACTTGTCATGTAATTACTTTCACCAATAGTGACAGATTCAAATCCCTGATCAATGTAAGGAATTTCATCTCCACTTAAACTAGTGGCAGAAGTAGTTCTAATTTCTGCACCAAGCGAAGTTCCTGTCACTGTCATGTTATGACAAATAGGAGTAATAATTTGGAACTGCATGTTTTGAGTTGCATTAACCTGATATCCACCAGAAGTTTGAGTTTGACCCAAGTATAATTTAGGGAATCCAACATCAGTGCTTCTATCAGTGGTATCATTATGTGATATACCGTCAATATTATCTTCACCTGACATATCAAGTTTGATATTATAAGAATCAAATCCAATTGATCCAGAAGTTGCTGAAGCAGTTGAAGTAGATAAACCATGAGTTCGATTTATCCTTGCTAACGAAACTCCAGTGAGTTCATACTTATTAACAGGAGTACCAACTGCATAATTGATCTTATTACTTCCCCTATTGGCAATAGTAAGAACATTACCAGAAACGTTGTTATACTGAATAACTTCATCTCCAATTTTAACTAATCCTATGTTAGTTGTTCCAACTCCAACATTTTCAAAATTCTCATAAACACTTCCATCATCTACAGTAAAGGAACTTGCATTACCAACATCTAAAGCAAGACTTAGTTTTGATGGTTTTACATTTCCAACAACACCAGATATCTTAACTATATTTTCAGTATCATACATTCCATGATTCTGATGATTAACTTTAATGTGTAATCCATCAGATTCATTATCAAGTGAACTTATAGTAACATTACCACCATGACTGAAGTTCAGTTCAGTAGTAACACCAGCACTATTTGTATACCTCATGGTCTTACCAGCACCAGTAGCAAAGTTACCCTGAACATTATCCAGTGTAATTTCATTGGTCATTCCAATGCCAGCAATAGTAAATTGACCATCTCTACCAACGGTTCCACTACCACCAGTAGAAAGACCAATAGTAGTAATTCCAACAACATCACCTACTTCATATCCACTTCCACCTGAAGTAACAGTACAAGCACCAACCTGACCATTTTCAATGAATACATTACCAATAGCACCTCTACCTTGACCAGTAACTGTTGTTAAATTAACACCACTAAATGTATGATTACCATCAAGAGGAGTATAACCAATACCAACATTAGCGATAGTGAGAGTTCCTGTAGCAGAACCACCTGCACCTACTAGATTACCTGTTGCATTTGTTCCATCTTGAGAGAATGTGTTACCTAATTCGTAACTATCTGCAACTGTTGTTGCAAGACCAACTCTTACCTTTCTGGAGTTAATAATTAATGGATCAGGTCTAAGTGTTGGGATCTGATTATTTCCTCTTGTCAATTCTGGACTATAGAATTCTACTGTTCCATTAGGTTCAAAGTCTGCCCTATACATTGTAAACTTAAGATCTTCCCACTGACTTGGTTCCCATGTAGAAGCATTTTGCGACTTAAAGAGAGATCCCAAGTAAGGCTGGTTAGAAATAAATGTATCTGTAAGTAAATCTGTTTCACCAATTCTAGAGATATAAACACTATATTTGGTGGAGTTAGATGCTAGTGCTATAGCATATTCAGTGTTTCCACCTTCAAGGTAAACTGGTGCTTTAAATTCAACAGTAGTTGCTACAGAACCATCTGCAGAAGTTACAACATCTGATGGATCTAATACAATTTCAGAGAATGGAAGAATATGTTGTGTTGGGAATCCATTCTTCATAGATCTGATTTGGAATACACAAGGTATATCCATATCATCTTTTGTTCTAAAGAATATATCACATTTAGTTACAAAAACTCCACCAGGATCTTCAACCAAGAATGATTGTGCTAGAGGGTCATACCATCCAGTATTTGCTCTATTTGATTCTTGTCCAACAACATTACTACCAACAACTTCTGTTCCCAGATCACTATGAACTATTTGTTCTTGGAATTCATGTCTTTGTTCAATTCTTGCATTTCTAATAGAAAGAATATTTTCTTGAACAGTTTCTAATGTTCCAGCAGCAGTATATGTTTCATCAGTTAGTGTATTACACTCATCCTGATTATTATCTGCATCATCAATTAAAGTAAAGGTCTTAGTTCCTGTTTCAAATCTTGGGAAATTGATATTATTTGGATTTGGAATAAAGAATGAACCACCACAGAATGCAGAAACATCTGAAAGAAGTTTTACATCATTTATAGTTGCAAGTGCTCCACTACTTTGCCCCTCAAGAACCATTCCACTTTGTACCCATCCATAATAAGCTCCTTGTGCTTCAGTAGATAATGAGAAAGTATCAACATTAACTATATCTGAAGTTGATGAATAAGAAGCTGGTAATGTTTGATTAGTATAAGGATTGTCTCTAAATGTCTTAGTTGGAACATTATATGGACCTTCTCTATGATTTGATTGTGCAGCCCTAAATTGAATTTCTGGGATACTATCATTAGTTATTTGACTCAATCCAGTATTATTCATTCTACCTTTTATAGTTTCACCAACCTGGAATGTTCCAGAAGTCATAGTTATATCAAGTAACTTAGGAACACAGAATTTGGTAACATTCTGTCCATCCATGAATCCATATAACTGAGTTAAAGGTTTAACTTTCTTAGCAGTGAATTCAATATTTCTAGATCTCATATATGGAACAAGATCTCTACTTACAACTCTATCACCCACAGAAGTTTCATCAAATGTCTCATGTACAATAGTTCTAAGTCCAGATCTTTGTTGATGATCAGTTCTAGTAGTTTGTCTTAATACTTCTTGAGTTGTTGTCGTTGATGTTTCTGTTATCCACTGAGCAGGGTTGTTGTCTGGTTCACCATTAATCCAACCACCTTGACCCCAAGTACTTGAGCTACTAGTTGTAGTTTGTGCTCCATCAAATTCTACAGCAGAAGTTCCTGTCCATGTTGTTTCCCATGCATTCCAGATAACTGGACCCATACCAGTCTGAGGATCAATACCCTCATTTCTTGACAAATTATCCATTGTGGCAGCATAGTTACCTTCAGTTTGAATAATCTTAGCATCAAGTCTTGCAGTATCTACCCATGTATCAGATGCAGGATTCAATTCCATAGTTCCTTGCCAGAAACTAATCAAGAAAGGAGTAACACTTTCAGATCTTGTAGCAAAATTTTGCTTGATCCATACAACCTCACCATAATCTAATGTTATAACATCTTCTTGCTTTCTAACATTAACACCTTCAATAGTAGAAAATTGAAGATCATCAGTAGGATCATTACCTACAACTGGTCCAAATATACAATCAACTGAGTTTGTATAATGTCTTGGACGTAATTCTTTACGTTTTCTGTCTATACTATTGTTAATTTTAATCTTATTTTCTTGTGGTTGGAACCCAGTAAAGTTGTCAACAAAGAATCCAGACTTAAATCTATTAGCACCATCCTGATCAGGAACAAAGAAGTTTGCTGTATTTGTTTCTAATAAAGAAAGAGTAGTATAATATTCTAAATTTTTAATTCTAGTATCAAGTTTCTTGATATCAGTCATCGTATATCTACGATGATTTAAGAATTGTAATGCAGCATCTTTAGTAACATAAAGATATGCTGGAAGACCTACATTTGCTATTTCTATTGCGTCATCAACAGGAACAGGTTTTTTAGGATCTTCTGCAGGATCTCCATATTTTACTTGGAATCTTCCCTCTTTATTCAAGAATATTCTATCAACTCTTGGAAGATAGAATGAGAAATCCATAACAATGGACTCATCTGATGCTAAGATACTAGGAGCAGAATCTCCAGATCCAGTGAAACTCCTTCCTAAGAACTCAAGAGGAGATCTATCTCCTTCAGCAACGGACGAAATTGGTACAACTCTTGGTCTTATATCAATAACATCAGCACAACTATGAGTATCAACTCTTGGAATATTAAATCCATACTTAAATTGATCATAAGAATTAACAGTTGTTATATCACCATTATCACCAGAATCATATGAACCACTTTGGAAATATACTTTTATCTTCTTAGAAGGTGCATCAGAATCAGCTTTTCTCTTAATTATTCCATAATCATAGAAAGTTGACTCTCCACCATCAGCAAATGTATAATTTGATCCAATAGCAAAACTAGGAGAATCCAGAGTAGACACTCTTGCCTGTGCTGAAGATTCTTGGAAAGTTACAGTTTCTCCTTCTTTAAATAAATTTTCATTTTTATAAAGGAAACTAATTTGCGAATCAGATAGTTTTTCTGCTACAATAGCAACAGCTTCACTATCCTGACCAACCATTTGCTCACCAATTATTAACTCATTAGTTGTTGTTGATTGAGTAACTATGGAAGAAAGATTTACTTTAGGGCAAGAAGGATCAGCACTATCTGCAGATTCAAAGACACCATGAATTGCCACAACATCAGGATTGTTTAAAGATATAGTTTCATCTTGAACTCTAGTTCCATATGGATAAGAACCATATAATAATCCATCATTTAGAGTTGTTGCACCAACTCCAGCACCTCTTTGCTTAGAGTAATTAATAACTATAGATTTAACTCTATTGTTTATTTTCTGTTTTGCCTTTGGTTTTAATTTTTTAATAGTAGCAACCAAAGTTCCAGTATTATTACCAGCAGCCAATCCACGAATTTGAAGCTGTTGACTAACACTTAAATCAAACTGATCTGCAGTTAAATCATATGTAGTACCATCAGCACCTATTAAGGAATATCTCTTAGGTGTAAATGGTTGGAAAGTTTCATCTGATCCAACAGTTGGTAATGGTGTACTTATTTGCCCATTAGCAATAGTAACATTAAATGTTTTTCTTATAACAATAGAAGCAGATGTTAAATCAACATTAGAAACATTTTTCTTTGGAAGAGGTGTATAAAGAGTATTATCAGTCGAAGAATCTAACATGCTAGTTAATATTCTCAAATCATTTACACTCTTAACACTAGTAAGAGGTAATGTTCCATCACAAATATCAGTAACAGTTGTAACTCCAACTACTTCTAAATGAGAAGATCCAACACTAACAACTCTTGCTCTTACTGGATCTTGTGATACATTTAAGTCAGTATATTGAACAAGATTACCAACAGTAGTAATTCCTGGGAAGTTTTCATTAGTACTTTGTATAACTGATTTTGCACTAAAGGTAACAACACCAACTGTTGCTACTCCAACATTAATTAATACTGCTGGAACCACATCAGCACTAAAAGTATTAATACCAACTAAACCATCATCAGTTCCATAAACAGATTTTACATCAGATACAGAAAATTCAGTAATACCTACAGCAATTCTTCCATTATTAATACCATTAACAATAATTTGTTCATTTCTAATAAAGTTACCACTTACTTCATAAACAGTTAATCCTACTCCTGCAGTAACAGAACCTTGTAAAAATCCAGTTGCACCACTTCTCTTTCCTTTAATAAACGCAGGAACAGCTTGTGTAATTGGATTATTTAATTCTATTTGTGTAAATGTCTGAACATCATATAAAGATAATTCCCATTGATCCAAATTGGAATTATTATCATTATAAGATTGTGATTCTAACCTAAAATCATATACTCTAGCATACCCAATCTCCTGACCTGGAGCATTTTCAGCATTACCACCCTTTCTTCTATCTCTTAAACTTAGAACATATGTACTACCAATACCTACTGTGGGAGTTCTATAAACACTATCTAACCTATAAGTTGGACCTGTATTATAAATTATTGCTTGATTTTCTATAAGTTTAGTATCTCTTGGCTTAGGACAATCAATATAAGTAGGATCCATAGTTTGGATTTCATATCCCTTCACATATGCTTTTCCTGGAGAAATCTTATATAAAGCTAGATCATCAGATGGAGTTCCACCACTAGGAGTAAATTGACCTGCCTTAAATACTCCTCTATTACCAATATTATCATCTAAAGAATTCATCAAGGTAACATCAAAAGGTTTGACATCATAGTTACCACTCTCATCAAAAGTTCTTCTTGCAAGAGTATCTGTCAAATCTAATGAACCAGCACCACCACCACCTGCGATTATTAATCCACCACTTCCTTTACCATTTCTACCAGTATTACCTGCTCTTAAAACACCATCAGTTATAGTGCCTAATTCAATAAAACTAGTATCATCAAAATCATCTAAAGACTTTTTAAATAAACTTAAAGATATTTTTAGTCTATCAGCACCTGGTGCAGCATAGTTATTATATCCCTGAGAATTATCATTTAAACTTTCATCTATATCAGCAGTGATTATTTCTTCATTTACAAACAATCCAACTCTACAATTAGGTTTAGTTCCATATTGATCAAGAAGAAGAGTTTCTCTATTTACATTACAAAACTGTCCATGAACAAAATAAACACCTTCTTGTATTTGGAATGAAGATCCTGTTACAGCAGAACCATCTGCTACGGTAATACCAAACGGAGCACCTGTAGCAATAGTTGTATTTCCTAATAATCCTGAAGAAATGATTGTATTACATGTTAATTCTTCACCATCAAAAAATGTCTGAGTGGAATTATTTGTTGTGCTTGAAGTTAGGTAATTAATATAAAGTGTAAGTTGTCCTCTGTCAGAATCTTCTGGCAATAAGATACTATCTACCACAGCAGTTACACCAGATCTCTGACCTGTAATTTTTGTTCCTACTAATTGATTTGCATATGCAGATACAGGAACACCTTGATAATTATTGTTTATCTGTATACCATAAAAAATTCTATTATATCCTGTATTTCCTGGAATTACTTTAGCACCTTCTTTGAAAAAGTGCTTACCAAATTTTTCAATCTGATTTTGCAGTATAGATTGGAGAGTTGTTAATTCCCTTGCTTGAACTGGAAAACCTGGTTTAAACAGAACCCGATAAAAATCATCCGACGAATCATAATCATCAAAATATGGTGCTACATTTAAATTTGTATTCTGAGGCATGATTTTCTAGAATTGCAATACTATTTTGATATCTTCTTTTTGGTTAACTGACCTAGTGATAGCTGGTCTATTGTCAACAAAAATAATGTTGCCACTATGTCGTTTAACTTCAGGGTTGGAAAGACCATCCGTAAAATTCTGACCAAGATAATATGTGATATTATTTATTACAGTAGATATACCTGTAAATGCACTATCAATTTGCAAAGTTGACCCTGCTGTAGGAACAATTTCCAAATTACCACCTGTTCCTGGAGAAGAAGTAAATTTGTTTAAATTAAATCCATATGTAGGAGCAGTTTGAGCAGTTCCAACGGTATTGAAACCAGCCAAAGTCCTGTCTTGCCAATACTTCAAAACACCAGTAGTTTGGTCATAATTAACAACCCTTCCTTGAGCTGTTGATCCAGCAGAAATTGTTTGTACAAAATAACTATCGGCTTGGAATGTAGCAGAACTATATCCAGATCCAGTCAATCTTAACGCATTTAATGCACTTGCTTTATCTGCACTTAAAAGTGCTGTAGAGTCAAACTTTTGTGGGTTCTCTACTAATCCAACTCGTGCTATTTGGTTACCAGTAATAAAGTCTGGGTTTTCATTATCATTTTCAATCCGAGAATATATAAGAACATTCATTGCTCCCAATTCTCTATAAATGTCTGCGCCATGACCACCTTGAGGTGGAATGATAACATCAAAAGTAGGTATTTTAGTTCCTGTTGGAACACCACCATCGTCTAAGGCCACACTTCCATATGTATAACCAGATCCTTGCTTAGTAACAGTTATAGTATCAACCTGTTGGTCGTTGGTTGTTGTAATTGTACACTCTGCACCTGAACCATCTCCTTTAATGGGTACTTTGGTATATTCAGTACCACCAGAAGGTCCAATAGTTTCACCACGAGAAGTGATAGTTATTATCTTAATTGATCCATCTACAGCATTATCCCTAACTGCTGCATCATCTACATTTGTATTCCAACTCAAAGGAACTGGCATAAAATCAGTAGAATCAAATTTAATAATATCAGCAGGTTTTATAGTATAAAGATACTTCCAAAGATAATTATCACCACTACTTCCAGCATTTCTGGGTTCTAAATCAGTAAATGTTGGTTCATCCAATGAAGGTCTTCCATTTGGGTTATCTGGATCAGTACCATTCTGTAAACAAATATAAACCCTGTAATCACTGTTTATAACATAAAAAGTACTTGCATATAAATTCGTCGCACCAGAAACAGGAGCAGTATTTGATCTACTATAATCTCCTCTATACATGTCATAAGTTGTACCAGATGACCAACTTCTTTTCTTAACAACCTGTCTACAGTCAGATGCAGCAACTTTTTTCAAGGCAACCATATCGTCCCAATAATCATTCTCTTCCGAAAAATTATCTTTCGGAGCAGGAGGATCATTATTCCAATCTGAATCAACATCAGTAGGATTTGGTAAACCAATAAAAGAATAATATGCGTTAGTAGTTGAAGTTACACCAGAAACAAAGTTTCCAGCATTCAACAATCTAATCTGGTCAGTTATAATTGCAGCCATTGGACAGAGGTTTTTTGTTTATTTATGGTAATTTGTAAAGTTTATATTTAAGAGATCTAGATCTTCTTACTACAGGAGAAGTTGAAATACCTCCTGTTCCACCTAATGTATATGCATTGTATGCATTTTCTTCAGATCTTGAAGGAAGAATAATCTTACCCCAACTATATGATCCAAAGTAATTTCCAGTTTGAATACCAGCACCACTAAAGCTAGGCCACTGACCATTCCAATCAAGATGTTCGGCAATTTTAACAAAGACTCTACTCATATGAGTAGTTCCAATTCCAACTCCATCAGATGCAACACCTGTAGGAGATTGAACTATCTCAAAGTTATTTACCTCATATACATTATTAATAAACTGGGTTCCGATTCCTATTACAGCACCATCAGCAGCAAAAGAACCAATCGATGTGCTAGATGCTCCAACATTGGAATCATTAACAACAAAGTAATCACCAGTGCTAATTCCACTAATAGTAACTGCTGTTCCAGCAATATTAGCATCTCTTAATTGTGAAGTAAGAGGAATATGTAAATCAAATATTAATTGATAATTTGTCGTGCCAGCACCGATTGTAGTAGTACCAAATCCAACAATTATTCCAGAATCACCATTATAACTACCAACTGTATTTTCTTCCTCATATGAAACAGGAGGACTAATAAGGACAGATGGTGGATTGGATGATGTATATCCAGCACCAACAGAAGTAATTGCAATACCAGTAATTGTTCCTGCAGCACTAATTACAGGAGTTCCAAATGCTCTAGTAGATGTTGTGACAACACCAACTGTATTATCACCAATAGATGTAGATCCAAAACTTACAACTGCAGTACTATATCCAATACCACCAGTAGAGATGGCAACAGAACTAATAGTTCCTAAACCAGAAACAATAGCAGTTCCAGCAGATCCAGCTTTTACTTCTTGTAAAATAAATTTAACTTTCTTCTGGAAATCATGAGCAGTTGCAGAAGGATCTGGGTCATCAACTTCATCATAAGGATCAAAGTAAGGTCTTGCATTTTCAACATAAATGACGGTTGATCCTATACCCACAGATTTGATAATAGGAGAATAAGGATTAATTACAGGTTCATAAATTTCTCTATCCTTACCCACACCTTTTTCATTAATAATCCTATCTTCCATCTGTCTACACCAAGCTATTGGTCTTTCTAGATTAGGATCTGCAACATTACCTGGTCCATAATATGGAGGTGTAGCAACACGATCAGTAGATTCTAAACTGAGAGGAACTCTAACATTTTCTGTTAACCAGAAATCTTGAGAAGGTAAATGTTTAATTTGTAAATCATCACCAGGTTTAACTGTTTCTATAATCATTCTCTCCACAACATCCTGAGATCCAGTTCCTTTATAGAAGAGAATTTCTATGCTATCACCAACTTTAGGTGCTTCTGTAAATGTAAGAGTACTACCACCTGGGAAGGTATATCCTTTACCAGGAACTTGTGGAACATCATTTACAAATACTAATAGAAGGTCTTGCTCAATAATCTTAGATCCTTTCTCACCTCTAATTGTTAAAGTACCATTATCACGAGTCAATGGGAAGTCTTTTCTAGATCCAGTAATATATTTTTCAACATTGTCTACTGTTTCAAATTCACCCATAGACCAACCAGTAAATTCATCATAGAAACATGGATCAAGAGTAAGTTGGAATTCTTTATATGTTTTGGATGGATCAGTTGGAATACCAGTAGCTCCTCCAATAGGAATTGTTAAAATTTCATCATTACCATAAGCAGATCCTGTATTAGTGATTCTAAAGCTTATTATACTTGATCCTTGACCAACTACAACATCAACCTTACCACCTGTTCCAACTCCAGTAACAGAATCAGAACTATAAGTTAAATCAATACCTGCATAAGGTAATGGATCATCAATAATAACTTTAAGAGGTCTTCTAACAACACCACCCCTATT